CAAAGTAACCCGCTCTAGTAAGACCACCTTTAGAGGATAGATATTCTTGTGGACTCATCTGGCGATATTCAGTAATGACACCGCTGGCATCTCTTTTTACAGGGATTAACTCATTGCCTGCGTTGGCTTCAATAACACGTCTTTGTGCAGCAGATAAGTCTTCTAGTTTAGTAATAGGTTCAGCCATTTATTTACCCCTGGAATCCGAAGTTACGAAGCACTGTAAGTGCTCCATCTGATACTTTCTCACGAGCATCACCTGTGTACTGCCAACGACTGTCTTGACGTAGAGCCTTTGAGTAATCATAAAGGTTCATATCACCTTTTTCGTTAATACCCATACGAAGTGTCGGGTCATTAAGATTAATCTGACTTGGGTCTAACTCTAAAATGTTAGCCATAGTCTTACGATATGGAGAATAGATTTCGTCTAAGTCAATACCTTGACCCAATAAATCACGAACAAATTGTGGTTGACCAATAGCTGCAAGTTTGCGAACATCTTGCTCTAGACGAGTTGGGTCCAACTCACCTAATGTTAAACGCTTTAATGTATCTTGAGCCGTAGCTGGCGTTCCATCTGCGTTGCGTGGAAGGATATCTTCAATTCTAAATCCGTTGCGCTTAGCAAGTTTCTGGAGTCCTTGATAATTCTGTAACGCAAGACCACTGTAATCTTCTGTAATCTTCCCAGCAATCATTCCAGCGATAGGACGAATACCACTTACAAGACGACGAGTTTTGACAGACTCATCTGCATCTTGATTATGGATATATAAGTCCTCAGCAATTAACTTTGCTTGACCTTCATCAATAGCAGAACCAAGAGTACGCGCTTGTTTAATAAGGTCGTTAGTAATCTGAGCAATTTTCTGCTCATAATCAGTAGTTCCCTTAGCATTGCCAGATTTAACTAAGTCCTGATAGTTAAACTTTTGCAGGTAGCGAGCCTTAATTTCAGTAGAGTTTTGGCGATACCAAGGATCGTTAGCAACCTTTTGCTTGAATAGGTCAATATCAATTTTGCCATCAACATATTCTTTAAGAAGCTTGCCTAAAGAATCCACATTGCTAAAGATAATATCTGGAAGGTTGTAATCTGCTTGAGCCTTAGCAAGAATTGCGTCATAACCTTTAATGACAGAACCACCAGTTGCTTCTTTTGCTAGTCGTGCAGCATTTTGTGAATCGGTGAAACCGCCGCTGCCTTGGGCTGCCAATCGAGCTGCATTTTGTGAATCTGTAAATGCACCAGCAATCGCTTTTGTTGCTACGGCAGCCTTTGTGACCGTTGATGCCGCTTCATTAAGAATTGTGTTTGCGTTTGTGCCACCAGTCGTTACGCCCGTTGTGATACCACCACCAGTCGTACCACCTCCGGTTGTTCGACCACCTGAAATTGCGCCGGGTGTGCCTGATGTTGCAAAACCTGATGTGCCAATTTTAGAAATTGGGCTTATGTCTGCACCGGGTTTGACGATATTAGCAGCACGAATTGCAATGTTTGCGAGATCAATTGCCGTGTTAATTAATCCTTTTAAGGCTCCAACAACATTTGCAAAAACATTAAGAACAACGCTGGCAATGTCTCCAATTATGCTAAAAGCCTTGCCGATAACAGTTCCAATGATAGGCGCGGCAGCTTTAACAACATCAAAAAATGCTTTAAATTCATCTTTGTTTTCAATAACAGTTGCTTTGATTTTGTCAAAAGCCGATTTAAATCCTTCAAAAATAGGTTGCACAAAACCTTTAATTCCATCGGCCAAAGTACGCAATGTGCCGTCCATACCATCGGCATTTGATCCAAAAGCATCCGCAACTTGTTGCACAATTGGTATGACCTTTTCTGAAAACAGAGTGGCCAACTCTAAAACTATCGGTAAAAGTGCCTCACCAATGGTGACTTTGGCATTTTCTAATTGAGCTGTGAGAATGCGTGTTTTATTGGCTAGGCCATCGCTGGTGCGTTCAAAATCACCTTGTGCAGCTGATGTTTGCTTGTAGATTAAAGCCTGAGCTGCCAAAACCTTTTGTTGTGGTGTTAATGCGTTTTTAGTTGTGCTGACAATTCCCAATTCTAGAGCGGCTTGGCGCAATGATGCATCATCAAGCAAAACGCCATACGCACGCAATGGTTCGGCTTCACCGCGTAGTGCTGAGCCAATTGCATTAATTGCTTGCTCGGGTGATGTGTTGTTAAATGAAGCAAGATCAGAAGCTAATGAAACAAAGCCGGTTGAAAAACTTGATAAATCCTTGCCGCTTAGTCCGGCAGCTCTGCCAAATGTCGCAAATGTTGCAGCTGCATCCAATGCTTGTTGCTTGGTCTGGCCTAATGAAGAAGCGGCACTATCTGCAAAATCTTCTATATCTTTTGCTGTGTCACCAAATAACACATTGACTTTTGAGATAGTTTCGCTTAAATCGCTTGCAGCTTTGACAGCATCCACGCCAATTTTGATGGCCATTGCTCCAGCAGCAGCGGCCACAGCGGCAAATGCTAAAGCGGCCTTTTTGCTAAAATCCCCAACCTTAGTGCCAAATGAATCAACCTCGGTTGTTGCGCCTTTAACGCCTTTTTTTAATGAATCTAAATCAGCATCAAAGGTGACTGTGACTTTTGGAATTTTTGCCATTAATCTAGTCCGTTCGCTCTGATAAGTGTTTGAACCATTGCAATATACTCCTTGGCAACAACCGGCGTGTAAAAATCAACAGCTGGTGTTATCCAATAACCGCTTGGATTTGCTGGAGCTTTAAATCTGTTTGTGTATCTTCTACCGGCTCTATCAATACCGGGATGGGAGCCATATTCTGATCCCCATAAAAGCGTTCCAGCGGCAGCTCGTGATTGATTTGTGCGTTTGCCGCCTTTACCTGTTTTGCCGCCATATTTTCGGCCAACGCGCTTTGTGCCACCAATATCAACACGGATAAGCCGGTCGCGTGGTGTTGTAATTGATTCCATTACCAATTTTGCTTGTGGAGTTGGAGCTACAAGGCCAAATTGCATAATTTGCCCGGCCAGTCTTTTTGACATGGAGCCGGCTTCCGTTCTGACTTGATCCTGCACTTCTTTTGGCAATGCAGACAAAAGCCTAAATAAATTTCTCAATTCTAAAGGCTCAACAGTAAAAGAAAAGGTGCCGGTGTCTCTGGACGATTTAGTTGCCATTGCGCCTCCTCAAAATGTCATACACAGTCAAAACATCTTCCGCTGTTTGAAACTCTGATCGTGACAATCCGGTGGTGATGGCCAATTCCCAAATAATCCGGTTTATTGTTCCCGGCTCATAACTTTTGGGTGTTCGGTTTCTCCCATGCTGATGTCAGTTACAGTTTCGCACCACACCTCAAATGGCTTAACAGTTTTACCGGCTGCCTCGCGCTTCATTGAGTGATACGCCAAAAACATCAAATCAGCAATTCCCAATTTCTCGGCTACTTGCTGAATTGTGTTTCCGGTTTTCTGTTCCCACTTCATCCATTCCGGTGGTAGCGCGGTATATGTTGCGCTATCCCCCGTAACGAATTCAATTGTAATTGGTAATTTCATGCTCCCGATTTCCTTTCTAGAGTGTAGGTGTTGTCACACAGGTAAATGCTAGTGAGACAGTTTGCGCATCTGGTGCTGTTCCACCGGCTGATGGGAATACAGGCTGAACATCAAAATTAAAAACCGATCCTGATGCAGCTGTAAAAACAACGCTCAATGGTGTATTTGGTGCGGTGTCTGCCGCTGTCCATAACGCGTTGCATAGTGATCCACCTGCTGGCCAGTCGGCAAGCATTTCAACGGCAAACGATCCTTGCGAATCTGTCGTAAAATACGCCTTGCCATCAAGTGTTTGATATGTATTGATTGTTGAATCAATAGTCAAAATTGCGGATGTGGCCTGTGCATCGTAGTTATCACCAGCAATGGTGAAAGTGATGTCTCTGCCGGTGACGATTGTTGTTGGCATGATTTCTCCTTAGTTGGTGTAATAGGTGCTGACTTGTAAATCGGCTATCAGGTATTTACCTGCACCGACTTCCAATGATTGTGGTTGATTCACATCGCCGACTTCATAGCCTGATGGCATTGTGCTGATGATGTCAATCATCAATTGTTCCAGATTGTCCAAAGCTGCCGCATTGTTCATATAAGCAACAACACCTGTGACAGTCAAATTAATTTTGATTTTTGTTGTTGCGCCATTAATTAAAACGCTTTCCAAATATGGTGATCCGGGTACTAAAACAATGCTTGGACTTGTCATTGTCTCTGGAATGCCATTATAGACATTGGCCGCAATTGTTGAAAGTGTTGTTTGCAATGGCGTTCTGATGTCAGCTTCAATTGTCATTGGCACATTGCCTCGACATCCAAAAATGGCCCGAGTAGCCCAACGACTCTATTTGTAAGGCTTCGGCCTAAAATAAATGGTTGCGGCTGGAATGTGTCTGACATAATTTGATTGCCGGGAGCTGTGATGCTCTGAAAAATCTCAACCGAAACAACCAAAATTGCGTTTTCAATGGGCGGTGTGCTTGCGTAAAGCTGTGCAGCTGATGATCCGCTCAATGTGGCCAATGCGCTCGGAATGAATGGCAATGGATATGTGCGATCTGCGGCAGCTGTGGCCGCTGTAAATGTAAATGGCTCAATACGATCATCGGTGACTGTGTAAGTGCCATTGTAGGTTCCGGCCCCGGTAACAATGACAGATTGCCCCGGCACAAAATAATTCGGCCGGATAGTTGTGAAATAAATGACGGAATCACTTACATTGGCAAAAGTCACCGATGATTGGTATTGCGTAAGTAAAGGCAAAATCGTTTGCTCAGCGGAATCTATAAAAGAATCCAGCTGTGCGTCAGAATATAAAGAAACCGAGACACCAAGAATGGATCGTAGCTGTGAGGCTGTGACTATTGCTGGCATCTCGGTTCCTTTCGTGTCAGTAGCGTTCGGGAGCGACCGCTACCGATTTTAAGTTATTTATGGGAGGTTATTGAATTGGGCACCATTTGGCACCTTTGGAGCTAGTGCGCCATATCCGTAATACAGGATGTCAATGGTTCCATCGCTGTTGATGTTCGTGCGTAGCGTAAAGCGTGGAGACTCATACCATGTGTATGAATCTGGATTGACAACGACCATTGAAGAATCGGCATCAGCTGTTGTTGTACCAGCGTTACCAAATGAGCGTGAAACATAAAGGTTCAGACCCGGTGAAACTACACCGCGCAAAGAATCGCCTCTCACATTTCCTGCCGCATTGCTAGGTTGCGCCGCATTGTAAAGTGGTGCTCCATTGTCGTTGTAACCCATGATGTTGCCCCATTGTGTTGGTGAAACAATTAATGAGCGAGCAAAACCAAGTGATGCGCCATAAACAGCTGCGGCTGCCTTAGATGTGTATCCAAGGAATCCGGTTGCTGAATTTGCTGCCTGTGCTGTCGTGGTAGTAACTGCCGCCTGCATTGCAGCCAAAACATATTCATCAGTTTCTTTTGCATAAGCGAATTCAAGATTTTGAAGGAGCGCGGTGAGGTACTCAGGCCGTGATCTATCAATGAGCTCAACAGTAGATATGGCTCTACCTTTAAATGACTCAACTGAGACTGACAAAAATGTAGCTGATAATGATGATTCTGTAATTGCAGTATTTTCTGCAATTGCGGCAACTGTTGGCACAGCTGTAACTTTTGGCAATTCAAAAGTCATGCCTTCGGCCACTAATGTTTCACGGCTAATGCCATCGATTGTTCCTCGATCAGCGTTTGCTAATGCATTAATAACCTGTGTGCTTTGTGGTGTTGGAATCATGCCAGGTGCTGTTGATGTGGTGTTATCGGCAGCCTTTACATATTGACGAGAATCTTCATCATGCAAAATGCTTGCCTTTAGGTAATGCTCAAGATATGTCACCTTGTTAATAATTGGTGAGCGTGGTGATGTGAAATATGCAGGTCGTGATGCCTGTACGGGTTCGACTGCTGGAGCTGCTACCGGTTCAACGGCAGGAGCGGTATTTTCGGTAGTGTTATCCACTTTGTCTCCTTCATTTGGGTTTGTGTTATCTGTAACTGTTTCAGTTTCAGAATCTTCTGATGCTGCTACCTCTGAAACGCGAGCTGAGCGAACAGCTGGTTCGGTAACGAGTGCCACGCCTTTAAGCTGGCCATTTAATACTTTCATGGTTCCATCCTTTAGCATTTCATAATTATCAACGGCTAATTCAATGCTAAAACCATCGCGCAAGCCATCCATGGCTTCAACCAATGCATCTGTGCCAGCTGTTGTGTTGGCGATTTTAAAGGTAGCCGTCATTTCCTTGTCATTGACACTCATGGCGATACTTTTTCCAATCCTGCGGGTATTGTCATGCTCAAGGTTTAAAAAAACATCTTGAGGCACAATTGATCCACGGGCAAAAGTAACCTTGCCTGTGCTGGCGTTTGCTTGCTCGTTGAATGCAACTATGCGGCCGGTGATTGTTCTTGAATCAGAATCAGCTGCCGTAATTTCCATCGGTGTTGTTAGCTTCATGAGATCATATCCTCCATTTGTCTAATTTCATCGGTAGTGATTGCTCCGATGTCGAACAAAATCTTGTAAATCTCTGCACGCTCTTTTTCTGATCCGCGCAAGTAAGCCTTCAAATCAAATTCAACGCGCTGTGTTGATGGCGTAAAATCTGGCATTGAGAGCCTGCTGCTAATGCTGTTCATTAGAGGCAAAAGTGAAAAATCCAAAAGAGTTTGACGCGCCGTCTGGGCGTTTTGATAAGTCATGGATGATCCAGTCGGCGCATCAATAAAGTAAGCCGGAATGCCAACGGCACGGGCTAATTCTGTGGCAATGATTTCGCGTGCAGCATTAAGGCCAATTTGCTCTGGTGTAAAGCCAACTGTTTCCATCGTGATATCAGCATTTAAAAAAGCCGTTCCGCGATTTCTTCTCGCTGCCCCCCAAGCATCAAGCAATTTAGCAATGCGGTCAGCTGGCAATGCTGTGCCATTAGATTTCAAAACCATTGATGGTACAGGTTCGCGTGCATACATTGCAGCTGCTCGCTCAAGCTCTGCACCAGCACGAATTGTGCGACCGGCTCTATTTAATAAACCTTCATCATTGCCATAAAACACGACAAGCGATCCCACACCGCTATCTGGCACTTGCATTCCATCAACTGTGTAATACTCAACTTGGGTGCCTTTATCGTTTAAGAAAACACCGACACGATTAGGAGCAACGCGCCACATTTCTCTTACTCTGAATGTGTCCGCAAAAAGCGACATAACCTGAAAATATGAAAATCCCGTAAATAATAAATCCTCGCACGCCCATACCCAACTAACAGCCCCCGGCACTCTGCGATCAGGATCATCAATAACAATTGGCTGGTCAATAATTGTGCCTGTAGCTTTGTCTCGCGTGATAAGCGGAATTGTTGCAATGGAATTACAAATCATGTTTCTAGCGCGAGCAATCGCTGGCACAGACATAGCTTCTTCGCGGGTTGCCAAATAATCAGCTCCACCAAATGGGTAAAACGCATCCAGCGTTGGAGCTGGCCCAATTTGTGCAGCTACATCAGCACCACGCGTTACCGCGACTGTTTCAATGGTGCGCTTTCGGTCAAATAATCCCATGCACCCATTTTCTCAAAATGTCAAGCATCAACCCACTAAAATGTCGATTTCCGTTTCTGGGCGTGTCGCAAAGTGTGTACAAAGTGCAGCGGCCACAGCTGCTGCCACGGCCGTACCGCTGGCCCGTCTGCCTATAACCCATCCGCCATCGCCTCTACGCAATTGCACAGCTGAGAGAATTTGCTCTGTCAGCTTTGATTGATTGCGATGTTTCAATCGTCCGG